ATAAGAGTACGTCCCATTACTCGATCCCTTCTTCAATTCCGTGAACTCGGACAACAACGCCCTCGCCATCTGTCTTGACTATGACCTGTTCACCCGCTGATGCCATCACGCCTGTGCGCTCAAGAAGAGCGCCCGCGCCCAAGCCTGCCTTGTCGTATAGGTCTACTTCTGGAAGCTCGAAGAAACGCTTTTCGCGCATGTAAAGCTCACCATTAAAGAACAAGTCGTAGCGGCGGCTTTCATCACCGTTGGCTGTGTTCCAGATAGATAGGTGCGCAAGTTGAGTTTGATCGTCGTGGGGTGCAGTTGCTTCTTCATCCACAACTGATACGGCCCAGCCCATTCCACTGTGGTTAGGGCAGTAAACGTAAAGTGTATCAGGCGCATCAGATGGAACTGTCCACTCAATGATCTTTGGTTGGTTCGCGTATGTACCATCCTCGAAATGCGTCTCGTAGTCAGCAGCCGTTGTGACAGTCTGCGCAAAGTCAGAAGTTGCCGTTGGGTTTCCAACATAGAACGTCATACCCGTTTCATACGGCGTTCCGCTGCTGTGAGGCCCATCTTCCGTAGTAGAGAACAGAAGTGGGTGGCCTGAGTTTGTCGCTTCCTCTTGGTGAAGGCGATACGTACGACCGCGTACGAATGTCCATTCAGGAGTTTGTGTCAGCAACTGACTATCTACGAACTTGTTAGGAGTGCTTCCGTCAGCCTGAGTAACTTGAGCAACACGCACGCCGATTGGCATGGAAGCGTAGAACTTTGATCCAGTCCAGGTTATGCCCAAGTCTGTTGAAGAGTGCTTGTAGCCAGTCTTAGTGACAAGAACCAAAGCACCTCCTTCTGCGCGTACATCAATGATGTCCTCTGCGTTCACACCCGCTGGGAAGTCGTATGTTGTGTACCCCGTTAGTGGAAGTGGCGTTGTCGCATCATATGCAGCGTACGCAACCTTACCACCGTTTGCTCTGTCAGAGTTGGAGTAAACTAGGATCAAGTTACCTTCGCCAGCCGTTGCTCCCTCGATGCCAACCGCGCCGATCAAAGCCCCTGAAATGCCTGTAGGTGGGTTAATTGTATTCGACTGGAACTCTGCCTGAGTTTCTGGAGTGTCATCGTTTGACACGTAGCTGAAGCCAGTCGTCGTACCAATGATGAAACGCTCTTCGTTCGTCTTGACACCGCAAATCTTATTGATCGCACCAAGACCCCATGTGAATGACGTGTTGTACGCCGCAGCAGTTGAACGGTAGTCAGCGATTGAGTTCACAAGAGAACCAGAAGAACCTGGAACGCCCTGTACGTACGCCATCGCGAAGTTACCTTCGACGTTTGTTGCCCACAGAATGTTGTCTGTAGCTGTCATGCCAAAGTTCGATGCTGATGTTGTTGCCGCATATGTTGCGCCAATCGCAGGAGTGTACTGCTCGATTGTCTGCACATCACCGTTGTCTGGGCGACGGATGTAAAGCTCTGTCCCAGAGTAGAATGGAAGTGGATTACCCTTCGTAGCCATGCTATCTATGTCGATGAAGTTAGTGGTTGTTACGCCGCTGACTGTACTTGCGCCATCCTGAGAAACTCTAATCTGAACAGGTGTGATTGGTGTGGAAGCTGTGTTTGATGCCGCATAAACAGGAGTTGTCTTAAGGGCAGTGACCATGCGGTCAGTCGTCTTACCAATCAAGTCAAGAGTATTGTCTGTATCTGCGTCGGCCCATTCGTTCACATAACGAGTAGCGGATAGGTAATCCTCAAAGTCGCTTGCCTGGTACTCTTTGTCAGATACGTACAAGTAAACATTACCGCTCTCGGAGCCGTTGTTTAGTACGTTGATGTTCATTGTCGCAATTCGCGCTGATGGAACGGTGTAAACCAATTCTGTATCGCGGCTATTGACGACCTTTTTTCCTAATAGTCCGTTTGCCATAGTTGTCCTCGTTTACGATTGTGACAGGAAATAGACCTTGGCGGGAGACATCTGGTAGCCCAACAAGGCTCCCTCAATCTCAGCACGTAGGCCGTCAAGAGCATTCTGCTCAGTCGTTGATGCATTCTGCACCGCTGTGATTTGCGTCTGACCTTCAGACTGCACATCTGCAATCTCAGTGTCACCCGCTCCTTGGATACGCGTAAGCTGCGTATCACCTTCTGCCGACACTGCCGATAGGTTGGCATTGCCGTTAAAGATTTCGATAATTCTTGCTAGATAAACAAGCTCCGCAACTGGAGTTCCTTCCAATGCATTAAGTTTGGCTGAAACATATGTCGCTAACTCTTGTTGATCCGATACTGATATATTGGGCATTACAATGTGCTCCCGTTAAATAGATCACCGTGCAGTTGGGCTACCAGGATGCCCTGCTCAATGACGGTGGGGGTTGTCGCAAAGGCTTGGTTTCGGTAATCCTCCGCTTTATCACGGGCGGCAAGGGCGGCATCTCTAGCGCTTTCCGTTGCGCTCTGTGCAGCCAATGCTGCATTCTCGGATGCCAATGCCTCTCCCGCGCTCTCTTCAGCATCCGCTCGCTTCTCTTCCATGTCTGCAAGAGTAGTAGCTTTGAAGTCTGCCAAGTCCGTGAAGAGTTGAGTGAAGGACGCGATCTCTTGGAACTGACCGTCCGTACCGATGCGAAGCTCCAATGTCTGAGTGTCGTTCTCGTTTGTGTAACGGAACTCAAAGGCATCAATGTCACCAGTCGCTTCGTTGAACAACTTACCCATAAGGGTCGCCAGTGATAGGCCGCCCATCTCCGCATCTTCAAGATACGTATCAAGAAGAGTGGTGCCCGTATTCTGCGAGCGGAAGTTAAGCTGTTCGGAAGGGACGCGCGTACGTGCCATTAGTTATCCTCATCCATTCGTTTCGCAAGATCAGCCAACTTAGCTGCGCGGCTTGCTGACATTGCGAGCAGTTCTTCGGTGTTAGCCATCCGACCCGCTACGTTGCCCATGTCGCGCTGTAGGCTTTCTCTTGCTGCCAATATTGCACTACGAAGGGCCGCTATGTCGTCCCTAATAGGTTTTAATTCTTCGTGGATACGAGCGTTGATGTACTCACGAGTGCTTGCGTCCACTTGTGACGCCCAATGGCGGCTGTGTACGGGGTTCGTCATCGCTTAGGTGCCTCGCTCATTGGTACTAGGTTTCCTTTCTTGACCTGATCCTCGATCTGCTCTTGAGGCTGCACGTTCGCGCCACGTAGCTTCTCCATCATCATCATCTGCTGTGACGGAGTTGGCCCTTGGTTCTGCTGCTCTTTGGAAATTTTGAACTGATCAAGGTCAGATACACCCATGCTGCGGATCGCCTCTTCGACGATCTTGCCGCTGTTGTACTCCATAGCCATGCCAGTCTCGTTAAGAGTACGAAGCATAGTGATCCATGTTTCCGCATTACGGGTCGGTTCGAGAGGCAGCGTACCGTCTACGACAAGGTACTCGATCTCGCCCTGAATATCGTTGAGCGAGAAGTCTAAGTAGCCGTCCTTCACCATATCCGCGACAGATGAAGCACTGTCGTTCTCTGAGATGCGGATCGAGCTTTCTGGCGCAAAGAAATCTTGGATGTTTGCTACCATCATGCGCACCATAGGGCGAACCGAGGTAGCTGAGATCGTACGCGCCAGTACGCCAAGACGTTGAGAACCTAGCTGCGTAAGACGCTGGATTTCTGTGGCAGTACGGATACCGTCAGAGGTTGGCATACCCTGCTGCGCATCTGACGCGGCTGATAGACGCTGCTTGAGTTCGCCCATCGCCTGAATGTCCTGCCAGTGACCGCGTGTTACGTCAGGGATTTGACTGATAAATACGCCCTCACCTGGCTTCACGCCTGGAAGTGTACGCACGATCCCATGTGGGTTGCGGTCGATCAAGTCGCCAATGGCAATCTGCGTCGGGTCAACGAACATGAGATTTGTCAAAGCGGCCTGTACGTTGTCGATACGTGACCGAAGCAGCCAAGTCGCAACGTCGTGTAGGGGGAGGAGCAAATCATACAACGATTGCGAATAGGTCTTATGCGCGTCGTGGTACAGGCCGCCGATTACGACAGGGAACTGTCTGCCGTAAGGGTTCAACTGACAACGGATAACTACGTTCTCATCGAGGATTGTGATACACAGCCACAACTGTTCTATTTGAGGAACGCCGATCTCGTAACCAGCCAAACGAACCCAGCACTCGTCAACGACACGGCTATCTCCGAGAGCGAAGAAAGTTCCGCCACTTTCGCGACGGTTGCGCTCTGCTGGGTCAATACTTAATCCTCGTCCCGCTTCCTTGTGCCATCTATGTCCGTCCCACCCACCAGCAGGAGGCGTAAGGCGGTTGCGCAACGACGGGTACTGCTTGAGTTTGGGATACATTCCCGTCTGGAGGAGGCTGTCGTAAGAGGCGAAGTCAGAGAAGATGATGTACTGCATCCGCTCCCAGTCGCCCCATTGGACGCGGGGGTCGTGGAAAACGCGTCTCGGGTCGAAGTTTGTGATTTGGTTGGTTCGCGACGAAGCATCCCACGTAACTTTCGTGGGTGCGTATCCGTACCGAATGCTGTCCAGAAGGTGTTGGGCAAGGCGTGCTTCTCCTGCTGTTCTACGCATTTGCTGATGCAGCAAACGCTCGATGATTGCAGATGATTTACGAGACTTGCGGTTCAATCCTTCTAATTGGAACATTGGGTTGCGACCCGTAAGGGCTGCCATCAAGTAAGTCAGTACCGTGTCTGCGATAGCACGGGTATCTGCGATGACTGCCTTCTCGCGGAACTGCGTAGCATGTGGGTCTACGTACACGTCGTGTGCACGGTCTGCCTGCGTCCAATGATCGTAACGGCGCGAGATGCGGTCATATGACATCTGCATTGCCGAACGGACATAATCCACTATGCGCTGCTCCTGTTCTTCAGAAAGCAACGATGAAATGTCCTCATAAGCCATGAGGGCATCAGCGTGTTCGGATAAGTCTACGACGATGCCGTCGCTCTCGGGAACAAAATCCGCACGGTAATTTGTTGTCGTCAGTGCCATAACAAAACATTTACTCCTATAATTGCCCCTTAGTCGTCCTTATTCGCCCCAACCTTTCCATGTTCCGCTAAGAGCGTTTAGATCGGACTTCTGGTTCCACAAACTGTCGCTTGCTTGGGGCAGTGCGAACGATGGCGGTGAGTAGTATTCGCCCGTTGCTGGGGTGCGAGCGAGTACGTCGAGGCCAATGGTCATGGCGTCTACGATGTCGTCGTGCGTACCAGACGGGAAAGATTGCATCTCCTCATGAAATACGTCGAGCCAAGGGGCAGCGCTGGGTATCAGTACGCGCCCACCCTCGATGAGCGGCAGCACTGCGGCGAGGCGTGATACCTTGTCGCTTGAGACTTTGTACGGAATTACAGATACGCCGCTCTCGCGCTTCAGTTCTTGAAGGAGAGACTGACCAGAGGCTTTGTCCTCGATGTAGATGCCGCGCAAGCCACGACCTCGCCATTGGTTGTTCAACATAATCATGCGGCGTTTAAGATCGGGGAACTCAAAGCGGTCGCGTACAATATCGACGATGTAGATGTCGCCCGTCTTGTCGAGGCCCATCGTCATCATGACAGAATAGTCGCTGTCTTGGCGAGCTTTGAAGGCCGTATCCGCTGCAATGATGAGAGAGTTGAAGTTCTCGGGCTTCATGTCCTCGGGGTACGTACGCCACCAGTGCGAACGGATCATGTTACCACCCTGAATGTAGGGCGTCTGCTGGTAGAGAGACGCGAACTCGCGCGGTTTCAATCTTTGACGACGTTCCAAATCTTCGAGAGAAAACCGTTCGGGCCAGAGGGCGGTCTTTTCAGTCTTACGTATGTATCG